ATCGGTCACGTCCATGCAAGCGTCCCCAGTATGGCCAGTTCATTTTTGGCGATCGAGATACTGGCTGTCGGAGCCACCAGAACATGGCTGTGCTCGCCTGCTGCGATGGAAATAGCCTCGTTTATTCGTGAGATTTCGAGTTCACCTTCCGGGTAGCCGTCCCTCAAAAGAAACGAGCGTAACTCCGCCGTCACTGCCGCACGGACTTCTGGCGTGTCAGGTGTCAGGCGTATTCTGAAATTGACGTTATGGCCGACGGGTGCGAACGGATACAGATCAGCGCCGGCAACAGGCGCAAGCGGGGCGATGTAGGCTTTTACTGCTGCAACAGTTGCTGCGTCTGGAATGGGGTTGACCGGATCATCGCTGGCCACCATCACGCCCACCGTACCAGCCCCCATCCAGTGCCTGTAGGTCCACGCCCGGGTGATGCCCGGCACTTCTTTGGCCCACACAATATAATCGCCGTCCCCACCACCCAAAGGCGTCCAGTAGTAACGCTCCAGCACCCGGGCGCGCCAGGTTTCCAGATCCTCAATATCAAACCCACCTGCAACAGAGTCAGCTACGCCTGAAGACGGCAGGCCATTAATCGGCGTCACCAGATAAAGCGCGGCGCCATCGTCGATTTCACCCACGTTGCCGGTGACACTGCACACGATCGGCACGCGCAGAACGCGTCTGCCGTGGTGGTGTACTGGATCAGGTCGTCGCGTTGAATCACCGCGCCAGCCTTAACCGTAATGCCGTTTGTTACGCCATCCCAGCGCATAAATCCTGCTGACGCTGTAGGGCTTTTTCGGGGGCAGCGCTTCATGGCCGCATGCCTTTGCAGCCAGGCTTCGTCGCACTTATCCGGCAGCATGTTCAGCGCCAGGTAATCAATGTAGCCATACACGGTATGCAGCGCGGCCGCATACACTTTCGCCCTCACGTCTTCATCCATACGCCTGATGGTGTCGCTCGCGTCCAGGCGGGAAAAAAGGTCGGTGCGGAGCATGCTGATATTTTCTGCCAGCGTCGGGCGCTGGAATTCGCTGTCAGCCATTTGTGATCGCACTCCATAGATCGTCAAAAGAAATAGTGGTGGGCTGGTTGTAGCGCCACAGCGTAATGCTGTTACCCAGTTCGTTAATGCCGGTACGCTGAATAAGGAGGTCAATCCTGGAAACAATGCCGTCGTCGATCATCCACTGCAGTGCTTCGTTGATATACGTCCTGGCGACCAGGGCTGTCTGGTTCGTCAGCTTCTGACGCTGGAGCAACCAGAGGCGAGAACCGTACCGGTCGTTCTGTACTGCAGGCCAGGTATCGCCCCACCACCCGTTAGGCTGATCGGCATTGTCATCCGGTTGCGCGCGGCGCCAGGTGAAAAGAGAAATCACAACAGAGCGGGTGAGTAAATCGAGAGGGGCATTCGCTGAAACGCTTACCCCGTTTACGGTTAGCCACAGGTCCATATTTACGTCCCCATTTGTTTGTCCGGCACGTCTGTGCTGTTACCGTTTTCTTTGTGTATATGACCGTTGTAAGTGAGGCGCATTGCCGCCATCGTGACGCCGGTTGTGTCGCAGTGGTCCTTGATCTGGCCTGTCGATTCGATGTCCATTTCGAACCGCGCTTTCGGCGCGTTCATGAAGGTAATGGGCTTTCCGGCGCCGTTCACGACGATACCGGCGCGCGTCAATGTGACCGACTGTCCCAGATCGTCATAAATGGCGACTTCACCTTGCTTAAGAGACCGGACGCGATAGCGGCGATCGGACACGGTGACCGCTACAGCATGGGAGCGATCGGCATCAGGAAACAGAACCAGAGCTTCAGCACCCGGATTCGCATGTGAGGTAAACCCGTAAGGCTCAAGATGCTCAATGTCACCCTTCTTCTCACCCGCGAGTAGTTCCACATCCACAGCCTGACATTTTGAATCAGGCTTAACGCTTCCCACGACCGCGCGCCGAATCAGGTTAAGCAGTTGCCGCTGCAATTGTTGAAAGTTACCCATCAGAAAGGAGCCTCCTCAGCTTTTTTCTTCTTCCGCTGTTTAGGATCGGCAGGTTCCGGCAGATACGCATCAGGCGGCCCGACGCGCAACTCGGTGATCGTGCCGTTGCTGTCTTTGGTGAACAACACCTCGGAAATCAGCAGCTCACGGTTGTTAAACCCACAGACGGGGTCAAAGACGATTACCCGCTGGTTAGGTTGCCAGAGAGAACCGTCACCCTGGCGCCACCCCCACACGGTGTACGTTGTTTCATCAGTGCGGGCGGCGCGCTGGCGCGCTTCGAAATCAGCGCGGGCGATGCAGCTTGCACCTGTCGCCTGGCCTGTCTGCTGAACAGCCATTGGCCGGTACCGTCCGATCCCAGCATCTTCGGTCTTCGCCCGGAGAGCCGTTGTGGTGGCCGCGCCAAAGTCTTCATCATTCCCGGCTCTCTGCCCGGATACCTGATACGTTGAAAAACGGTCCCTGATACTTTTTTCGGTATCGCAGGAAAGGATGTTCTGGCCGAGAACGAGCGCGGTATGCGCTCGCGTCGACCCAACTCCACCAATCACCAGCCGTCCCACTGGATCGTCATAAGCCAGCACCTGTTGCTGACCCAGCATCTTATTCAGCACCTCGATAACCGTTTCGCCGTGATCAGGCTGCACGCCCGGGATAACGTCAGCAGGCGCGCCGGAATTAACGACTTCAATACCAAACGGCTTTGCCAGCGCGGCCGCCACCTGAACCAGAGACTGTCCGTTGAATTGCGTCGGTTCTGCGGCGCAGTCGATCAAATCTGCTGTCAGGCTGCGCCCGCTGATGCCAACACTGACAGAGCGTGCGTCGTAGCGAACAGGGGTTGCCTCGACCCAGCCAGTGATCACCAAATCGGTGCCAATCAAAACCTCGACCCGGTCGCCACCTTTCACTTTCAGTGAGAGGGTGTCACCGTTCTCGCCTGGCCATTGCCGGGTAATTTCGACACTGAAATCCCTCGCCAGCCGTTCAACGCCCGCGCCAATCCTGACTGATGTCCAGCCGCCCCACTCCCTGCCATTGACCCTCAGAGTAACGTTGTCATCCATAATCAGGCCCAGACGCGAGCAGGGGTTTTAGGGTTCACGGCGAACCCGTTTAAGCTGGATAAATCGAGACCGTCGTTAATAACACGCATATTGACGTGGTAGCCGGGTTCGGTTACGTATTCCACAGACCCTGCATCACCGGTACTTGTAGTAATGACGCCGACCATATCAAGACAAATGTCAGGGTGAAATAAACCGCCCTGCTCTTTTTTATATTCAAACCCGAACGCAATTAATTTCTGTTGCGCCTCCTCCTGACTTGTGAAGCGCAGATATAAATCTTTCATCATCGGAGTCCTCTAATTTGGATTTCTGTTAGTTCGCGATGCCAGATACGTAGGTTTCTAATGTAATATACGAACCGGGCAACTGACTGACTTGTATTTCCAAATTTCGTAATGGCATTATTATCAGCATTAGCTCGTGTACCTGATGTAGTTTTGCCATTAAATGACATAAATACATTATTGCCCGTAACTTTGTATGAAAAAATACCTGACATCCCATCTTGTGAAGCAATCTCCAGCGGGGAACTCCGATAAGAACGAATCATTTTTCCCGTATCAAGTCGACAAATAATGTCATATCGAGGACCCTGAACAGATATAGCCTCTGTGTAGCCACCAACAGGCATAAACTTTGTAGTTAACTCTACCGCAACGGTTCGGTTAAAAAGCGTGGCAAGAGTTCTAAATCCCGCATTCTCAGTAGGAATGGTCCATTGGTCTGCAGATCGCGTTACTGCAGACACCTCGGTCTTGATATATGAGGTAGGGAATGGGCTATCTTCTAATTGCGCCCCCCAAACATTTAAACCAGACACGCCATCGCCGGTGTAGTTTGCTGCCACACCATTCGCTAATTGAAGGCGAATCACTGTGCTCTGACTAGCCGCAGCGGTAAATGTCATCCAGACGCGATAGATACCGTTTCCAACATCTTCAAATCCACGATCAACAAACTGAGCGCCAGTCCCGCTTCCTGACCAAGCTCCAGCCACAGGATCAAAGAAAACGCCAGATGTACTTCCTGAGGCGACACGTAGATATAAATTGCGGGGGTTTGAGTGGGCTTTAACAAACACGGAATAACAATATGTTGTACCAGCCGTTAAAACTATATTGCGGTCCTGGGTGTAATGCTCGATATTGGTGGTAGTGTCTTCAACTATCAGCGCCATTGTTTTTTCGCCACGGGGTGAGTCGCCACTGTTATTAGTTGTGGTAACTCTCTGTCCTGCACCCCACTGCTCAGAGTAGGTATATAAGTTTGTGGCCTGAGATTCCATTAATAAACCCGCTTTTTCAAAGCGAGGCTCGTTAATATCGGCTAGCTTCATCGATCCCGATTTATCGAAATATGTTCCAGTGGTTGGGCGAGTAAAGGTAGCGCTTCGTGTTCCAATCGGGATATTGGTTCCATTAACAGGCACTGTATCAATCGGGGCTACACCTGCCAGCATCAGTAAATTGTCATTGAATGGCAACCACACATCCGGGAACGGCGCATCAACGTATCCAGTGGCGGCGGCCGAGTTCGCAGCATCTGCTGCGCTTTGGGCCGCTGATTGCTGCGCGGCCTGGGCTTGCTGAGCTGCAGCTGAGGCCTGCGCTGCGGCCTGTGCGGGTTTAACTGTGACTGCATCGACAGCGCGCTTCAACCTTTCGGCCAGGCTCGGCTGTGCCGCGCCTATAGGCATTTCGACCACCGTTCCTTCCGGCTCAGTCAATACTTTTTCAAATGCCGTAACGGCCGCATTCAGGCGGTTAACCGATGAATCGGCTTCAGTAAACTGGGACATGCTGACTCCTAAAATCCTAATGAACAGGCTTTCTCTACCGCGATCGCCCATCTCAACCAGTCGCTGGTCCTTGCCGTATAAAGCTGGTCCTGTTCAACTTGTTGGTTTACCCGCCACGCCAGCTGGCGCGTCGACAATTTAAGCGGCTGCAAGGGTACGAATCCGGGGTGCGCAATACCGTTGCGCTGGACAATTTCACCGGCGCGGCTGGCGTCGTCGTAGATACGCGCCGCCAGAACGATGGCAGGCTCTATTCCCACGGGCAGTACCGTTACGGTTCTGTCTGTCTGCCTGAGACGTTGCGTCAGGTCGGCATTCAGATCTGCCTTTAGACGGCGCAGTGCAGTGAAAACACGATCGTCAGTCGTCCGCTCCATCTCTTTCACGATTGCCTGGTTCAGGGTGTCGCGAACTACAGTGAGTTCATCCCACGACGGAGCATCAGGAGTGACGGTGTTTGTTGGCGCGTTGCTCAGCGCCGGGTGAGAGACATTTGCTACTATCGCAGCACTTTGACCGGAGGAGCCGGCAGCTGTCACAGCTGCCGGAGCGGGAAGTCTCGTTACGGTGTAAACCGCCTCGCTTAAGGCTGTAGTACGGATCGCGCTCGCAACATGGTTTCGCTGCTCTGTTTTGGATCTGGTGCTCTGGCTGTCGGTTTTCCACACACCCCTGGGCGCCAGGTCTTTTCCAAGGCTGATGCCCGAAAGAGCTTTTGCCATCGTGATCAGATCGGCAGAGTTACCGTACAGCCGGTTGCCCGTTCGCCACATTTTTTGCAGCGACTCAATAAAGCCCTTCCCGGATGACGGAGGAGGCAGCAGCACCGAAATATCACCCTGGAGAAGACGAGCTCCAGCAGACACGCCATCGTCGATCATCTTCATGGCGTCTGAGACGTAGCCAACCATTCCACTGGCCTGCCCAATAACGTCCTGCTGCACAAAATCCGCCATGCCATCCATGCCAAACCCGTCGAACGCATCACTGATGCAGCTGTCCAACACGGAGCATGAGGATCCGAGTATCTGGGCAGTTGCCGCACCTGATGTCGGGTAAGCCAGTTCACCGGCCTCGACGAACCGGAGGTCAAAGCGGACCACACGGCCCTCTTCCTTTCTTGTGCTGACCCTGATCTCACCATCAACACAAACGCTGAGTTCACCAAAAGTTGGATGAATCAGCGTGCCGGGACCCGGTTTATTCAGCGCCTCCTTCAGCGCATCGCGCTGTTCGAAACAGTCATCCCCGACCACATAAGCTGTAATGGACGCGCGGAACGTGGCCTTACCGAGGTCTTCTGTATACGGTTTGTCACGATTGGGGTATTCGTGGGTTTCAACCCGGCGCCCGCCGGTGGAGTCTTCATCCTCAACTTTGAACGGGACGCCGCGAAACGAGGCGTTTTGCAATCGGTCTTTCCACGCCATACCATCTCCAGAAACAAAAAACCCGCCGATTGGCGGGTTTGGTTGGTCATAATAAAATACTAAACAGGCTTAACTATTTTGCATTGAATCCATTTTATGCCGGATTGGCCGTTCTTATTTATCCCTGCTCTTGCTTTTCCGTTTTTGAATATATCAACGAAAAATTGTCCATTTGGCATTTTAAAAGTAAAAGCCATCCCTGTAATTATATTCGAAGTAAAGTCACCATCTTTAAACTCAGGGCTAAGCGAGGACATTCTTGCTGGAGTGTCATCCGTATTCTGGAAAACAAAAGCGCCCACTGATTTATCAAAATCATATGATGCTTTAGAAATTATTACTTTACCGCTTGCTGACTTAGCAGGGCATTCGATATCAATGGATGCGTTGATTTCTCCATTTCCATCAGGAGCAGTCTTTATATCATTAACAAAGGAGGTGGCCTGATTTTGCTTAGCAAAGGTTGTCAGTGGAACCGCCAATAGCAAGGCAAGCATTGTCGCATAAACTCTCATTATCTTTCCCTGTACTTAACTAAAGGTACATTACCAGCACGATGATAGCGGCAACATGTTATCAGCCGCCCATCCCGACATTACCAATACGGGTATAACCGACATCGTGGTTTACATCAATGCCAGATGCTCGTGATTCAGTCACCTTCATTCCCGGAGGAGCATTTTCAAACTGTACTGTCACCGTTCCCTGAGGCTGAGCAGAAGGTCCCTGCTTAATCTGATATGGGTTATAGCCTGAACTTGCAACCCCCGCACCATAAGCACCGTAACCACCGGCCCCCCACTGCGCGGCATTGGCTGCTGCCACCGTCTCACTGGCACCGTCGGTAAACCACTCAATTATAGGTTTCAGCTTCGCCCACATATCCTGGAACCATTGTACAACCGGTCCCCAGTTATTGATGACCATACCGAGAGGTGTCCAGCTGAAAACCTTCTGAAATAATGCCCATCCTGCATCGAAGTAAGGACTGATCGTTTCCCAAAGTTTTTTAAAATAAGGACCAATTGCATCCCAGTTTGCAATGATCAGCCCGGCAGCAAGAGCTATTCCACGGACGATAAGCCCAACCGGAGAAGCACTAGCGACGAATGACATCACTTTTAAGGCTACACTGGCCCCCATCACTGCCAGCTTAAGCGTTGTAAAACCGACAGCGGCACCCAGCAATGCCCTTACCATCCCCGGATTCCGGGATACAAAATCCGTCACCTTATTAATGAGGGGCATCATTCCTCTGACGCTGGCGTTAATTTGGGGCAACAGCGCATTCCCCAAAGCAACACCAGCATGTGTAGCCTGGTTGTTTAGTAATTGCAGCTGGTTAGCCGTAGTCGCCGCACGCGCTTCATATTCCTTTTGCATCGAGCCGGTATACTGCGATGCGTCGCCAACCATATTGAAGTTTTTCTTCAACAGATCCAGGTTGGCCAACAGGGGAGCTATTGCTCCCATTGACTCCTTGCCAAATAACACATTAAAAGCGGCAACCTGGCGGGTTTTATCAAGTTTAGAAATTTGCTGCAGGACAGTAAGCATTGTGCCCTGCGCATCTTTCTGCATAGACGCTGCCAGTTTTGTAGATGACAGGCCAAGCTCTTTCATACCAGCCTGCTGCTGTTTAGTGGCGCTTTTGCCAGCAGTGAGGGCGACCATGAAATTCTTGATACCTGTTGCTGCTACCTCCTGTTCAACGCCCACACCAGCCATTGTCGCGCCAAGAGCGGCGATTTGACCCGATGTAACTCCAGCGATAGATCCCAGCGGGCCTATCCGGGTAACGATGTCGGAGATCTGCTGCGCGTTCGCAGCGCCATTGTTGGACAGATAGTTGATTTTATCCGCCAGCGCCACAACCTCGCCCTGAGTCATTTTGAACGAAGTTCGCCACTTCGCCATCATGTCGCCTGACTGATCTGCTGACTGGTCAAACGCAACACCCATTTTCAGGGCATCCTCAGCAAATTGTTTGAGATCCTGCCGGGCGATGCCCGCCTGACCACCAGCGGCAACCAGCTTTGCAATATCACTGGGGGCCATTGGAAGGCGATCGGACATTTTTAAGATGTCCTCTCCCATTTCAGCAAATTGCTTAGGAGTATCAAAATCCACCACTTTGCGTACATCAGCCATCTGGGACTCAAATTCAATCGCAACTTTAGCTCCGGCAATAAATGGAGCGGCGATAGCCCCGCCACCCACCAGATCTCCAACAGAGAAATCCGCCAACCCGCTGGACTTAATCCCCTTCTGAAAACCTTTAATCTTCTTCTGCATTGAGGACAACGCAGGAGACAGCTTATCAACCCCGGTGATCAGGGCTTTCAGTTCAAATTCAGCCATTGGATTCTCTGTTGATGCGGTTGGCCTGGGTGGCGAGGAGCTCTAACGCTGAGAATGGCTCGGCGAGTAGATCGATGGGATTTATTTTCCAGTACTTCGCGCAGTCGAAGTAATGATTCAGGAGTTCTCCGGCGCTGACGTCCCGAGGAAAAAACCAGCCACGTCCCAGCTGATGCTGTTCAGATCCGCAGGGGACATCGCGTCAACTGAACTCAACGGGATACCTGCCAGCCGGGAAACATATTTAGCTATTACCCCTGCATCAAGTTTGATGCCCGCGTCGCCGGTTGTGACGTACGGGAAGCCAAGCTCGCGAACGTCCTTCCCGGTAGGCTCGCGAAGCTCGAGCACATACAAATCCTCGCCGTGGGCCCGTACTGCGGTTGTAAGCTGAATCTCTTTCATTACTGATAACCTCCCTCTTCACCGTGGAATTCGAGGTCAGCGGTGCCTTCCTCTGCATTGTGGTTTGCCTCGCCATGCAGCCAGGCAGATGACAGTACATAGACCTGACCATTCGCCAGCTCAGCGGTGATCGTCATCTGGTCTGAAGTCGTCACTTTGTTGACCGGAAACTCTTTCGGCACTTTGAAGGTGCCCTTCACATAAGGCGCGCGGTGAGTCTCCTTACGGTCGACGTCACCGGCCATGCCAATGAGGTCATCGTTGATCGTGGTGTTCATTGGCACCTCGATACCACCGGTCAGCGACAGCTGCTGACCGTCAATCTTGAAGTAACACGTACCAGCAATGCGCGCCATTATGCGCTCTCCTCTGCATACTGAAGACGGAACTGGTTAAGCAGCGCGAACACTCGCAGCTGGTTAACGTAATCAGGTGGGTACAGCACGTTGATGCGGGCCGGGTCATTTGCATCGCGCTCAACAATCAGGTGCGCTTTAAACAGGTCGTAGTTTTCGACGATCCCCTCGCGCTCCATCTGTCGGTACGTCGACAGCAATTCCCCTTTGATCACCGCCGGAGTGACAATCGCCTGGCCGGGGCCGAAGCGGGTTCCGTCGTTCGCCAGCTTATGGCGCCCATACTTACTGGTGATCACCGTCTTCAGGCGGCGCAGGACGTATGCGCTGGTATGCAGCGTTTCACTGTCCAGGTAGCTGTTATCGGCCACGCCATAAGCGTTTTTCTTATAGGTGGTGATGTCACGCTGAATGCGCAGCAAGCCACCTTCGGTGTAGGCCGTCGCGATCCCGTGCGTTAACAGGGATTGCTGCTCGGTCTTGATGAAGCGTTTACCGCTCGGGGGTGGCAGCATGCCCACCAGTTCGCCGGTCTGGGTCGGGCGGGCCGGGTCGACACGCAGGAATACTGCGGCGCGGGCGGTGCGGCTGGCCGCCAGCTCGTCAGCACAGGACTGCACCGTTTTTTCGTACCCGGCGATCGTCAGGTGGGGGTCATTGAACGTGTCACCCGCGGTAATCAGATCGCTTACAACGGCAATTTTTGCGGTGTAGACGTGGCCGTAAATCTGGCGTAACCAGCTCCAGCGCCCGCTGGTATCGTTCATTTCCTGGCTGATGGTGTTAACTGACGCCGTGTCGCTAAACGGATGGCCGATATAATCGAAGGGCTCATCCCCCATCGCCGCGATCGTTCCGCTCAGCGCTGGCGCGCCGGTACCTGAGGCACCAGTGGCGATCGCAATATTCACGCCAGATGGCAGGGATTCGCCGCCGCTGAACCCGTAGTAATTCAGCGTTACCGGGATGTCGTTTGCCCAGGTGCCCTTATGGCGCGCCGTCAGCGTCACCACACCTGCGGCAGCAGCGGCAGTGTATGGCGTGCGCCCGTCAGCGGTAATGGCGCTGGCAATGGATGTGGCAATTGCGGCCACTGCATCACTTGCACTGACGGCCGCCTGAATGCGGCGGTTACCGATATAAAGCGATACCACGCCAGCAGCCAGGGCAGAGCCTGTTACCGTCAGGGTGACCGTAGCTGCCGTTCCGGTCGGTTCCGGCACAGCGATAACCCAGAGTTCGCCGAAGGGGTCAGTTTTACGGTACGCCTCGACCATGCGCGCCAGCTGGCTGCCAGCGCCAGCAACCCGAACCGCGTAATCGGCTGTCGGCATGAAAACCAGCTGGTTGGTGGCGATGCTGGCACCCGCGTTGGCATGGCCGATTAGAAGCGAAGGGGCGCTGGTCTGGGCTGTATTCGCCGCGCTGTTGTCCATCTCCGCATAAAACAGCGGAACGCGGAGATCAGACGGGATGGTGTTCATCGATACTGTCATTTAGTGCTCGCCTTATTTTCCGGTTCGTCGCCTTTTTCCGGCTGAACAATTGCAATATCCCCGTCGATTTCCCGACGGTACCAGTACTGGCTCTCTTCAACGTTTCGCCCTTCCTCAGGCAAAAGGTCGCCTCGGAGCGGGTCATGGACTGACCGCCCTTTTTTGGGTTTTACAAACATGGTTTTCCTCAGGTGGGAAGGTTGATTTCAATGTGGTGTTCGATTTCACCGTCTGGCCCGTAGCCCGGATCGATAAAATCGACATCGATGGAAAGGGTTTTGAACTCATCCAGCGCGTTCAGATCGTCCTGCTGCCGGGTGTCGTCTTCTGTCAGCTCAGACTCAACGACGAAGTCGAACTGATAACTCAGCTCGTGCCGGTTCACATCCAGCAGCGTGCCGCCGTCATAGGTGATGGGGTTGCCGTATTCTTCCGGGTTCCAGCCCAGCAGCGCTTTAAAGAGTGCCTGGCGAACTTCATGCACCACATCGAAGGAAGCAAACTGGCCGCGTTCGTCACGGCTGTTACTGACGAACACAATTACGGAGAAGCCCTCGCGCAGCGTCTGCCAGTAATCTGTCTGGCTTTTTTGTTCCCCCGGCGAATCATCGCCCGGTACCACATAGGCCGCGGGCAGCAACATCTTGCCGACCTCAGGCAGATCCTTAAACTGCGCGGCACCGGCCACCCGGTTCTGAAATAAAGGGCAGCGGGCGCGCAGGGTGGCAATAACTGGCGTCAGTTTCATCAGCGGCGTTTCTCCGGCTTGAGTGAGAGGCGCAGCTCGCGCGCCAGGTAGTAGCGCGTCCAGGTGCTGTTTCTCTGGAGCGTTTCGACCATGAAGTTGTTACGGGGTGCCAGCCGCCAGCCATTCCCCCCGGATGCACCCCGATGGTGGCCGCGCCGACGTTTTGCGCCGCCCCGCACACCGTAGAACAGAAATGCCGGGTAGAAGTCGCCGGTTATGAGCCGGTTGCCCTGCCCGTTTCTCTGGTTTGGCGCGATACGTGTCATAAATCCCGGCCGGTTCCTGCTGGCCCTTGGCACCATATATCCGATGGATTTTGCCAGTCGGCCGCTCTGGTACCCGGGGTTTTCGCCAGGCTCAGACCGTCCCCGTTTCATCACCAGGCGGCGGGCGTCCCGCATGTGGCGCTGCCCGATATGGACGAAGGCCCGGCGGACGCGCGCCCGGTTGAAACGCATCTCTTTGGGTTGCTGAAAATCAACGTGAAAAAAGGGAGTTGCCATTGCTGTTCCCTCCGGTTGTCGCTGGCTCGGTACCCAGCTCGGTACACTCGAGCAGCAGGTAACGCCGCTTACCGTTCAGATCGCGGCCCCGCCTGACGCGGTACACCTGTTCACCCTGCACCACTTCAAAATCACTGGTAATCCCGCGACGCCAGCGAACGGTGATGTAATGCGTGATCGCGTTATCGGTCTGAGCCGTTTCCTGGTAAGTGGTTGCGCTGGTCTGGACTACCTTTGCCCAGACCGGATAAGACTCGGGGTAATAAGGACGGGTTCCGAGATCTGCTGCGGGAACATCGACCCGTTTACGGAGCAGCACCCGCTTATCCAGCTCACCCGGATCGGGAAGCAGGTAGGTCGCGCTGGTTTGCGCCTGGCGGAGTTTCATAGCGGTATGAACCGGTAGGGGCCGACAAGCCAGGTGAATGATTGCGGCATCTCTGTTTTTTCGACTTCTGAAACAGATGAGCGGTTTTCGTAAAAGTGGGTGGCAAGCAGCAGCATCCCCAGCCGGATATCGTCCGTCATAACCAACCCGTCAGGATCGGTATCCGGGACACCAGCATCTGCTGCATACAGAGTCCGATTAAGAAAGCTCACCGTTCTGGCCTGAACCGCACTCCCTATCACCGTCAGCAACTCATCCTCTTCGGTGTAATCGTCCTCCAGCCGCAACTGGAGCTTAATTTCACTGAGTTTAAGCAGCATAAAAATCTCCATGCCCGCCAGATGACGGGCACAAAAAAACCGCTTACGCGGCATCTTTAACGGTGTTCTGTATTACGGCGCTTTACCCACCAGCGCTTTGATCGCCGCAGTGTCTTCCAGCACACAGTCGAAGCGATGGAAGGCCAGGAACGCGGTCTGATCATATTCAGCGTAGCGTTCAACCAGGCGTTTCAGCGTCATGTAGGCAACGCGGCGCACCACAAAGCGGTTGAAGTCCCCCAGGTAAATGAATTTTTTGCTGGCGGCGGCATTATCGATGGCCTGATCGATAACATACGGAATGCCCAGAACTGTCGCCGGAGAGCCGCCGGTGATATCTGGCAGCCACAATGGACGGCCCTGCGTATCTTCCATTTGCTCGATGCTCTGCAGCGTCGCGTCATTGAACGCCCAGCGGAAAGATGGGCCGCCACGATACGCCGGATCGAGGGAGTGAATCAGCGAATTCATATCCTTCCAGTTGAACGCGGCCGCCGCAGAAGACTGAGTGGTGCCAGTTACTGAAGCAGCCAGGCCCTTAGGCTGAAGTGGTGTGCCAGCACCGGTTCCCTGAACGAGATATTTAGCCTCACCGCGGCCAATGCGCTGTGCAATACGGCCAGCCAGGTATGCCTCGATGTCAACGCCGCTGTCCTGCAGCAGTTCGTTAGAAACGCGGATGATTTTGGATGACAGTTTTTTGGCACCCAGGGTCGCCGTGCCGAACGTCACATCACCTTCAGTGGCTGCGGTGTTTTCAGCGAGCAGTTCGCCTTCTTCAGCAGTACCGTCAGAGGTCGACCAGGTAATATCCTGACCGTTCGAGGTATTGAGAATCTGGGCAACACTTGCGATCCCGCCGTAAGCCTTCATCGCATCGATGATGGTGTTACGCATCTGGGTAGGTACGGTATAGCCACCCTTATCATCAGGGGTGGTGCCCTGAGCACGCAGCTCTTTAACCGCCTGGCGTTCTTCGGCGGTCAGTTCGCTGAAGCCGTGGCGCAGAAGGCGATCAAATGCAGCGGCGCGGCGCCCTTCGGCCTGCATCTCCGG